CCCTGTTTAATGAAATCATAGGGTCTTAGAGAGAAACAACCAACATCAGATAAGTCAACATCAACATGAAGTGTTTGTTGTCCTATAGGAACACCCCATATCATAAAATCACCTGCAGAATTGGTTTTAACAGTATACTTATAGTATTTTTCGTATACTTCTAATATCTCTTCTCTATTAAGAACGTCTGATTGGTCGGGAAATGTTCCTGTTGGTTCATGACCACCATGTTGTTTTCTTGATGGTAGTAGATTGTATCTATATCCATCCACATTTTTATCAGAAACACTTGATTTAAATGGGTATAATCTTGATATGACGGGGTCCTTTTCATCTTCAACACTTAATGGTATGAAAATAGAAATTTTTGCATTAGTGACACCCAACCCATTATTTACGGAAATTCTTCCACACACAACACCATAATCAGCACAAAGAGAAGTATATGCTTCTTTCTGTGTGAATTTTAATGAAAGAATCTCTAATAAATCAAAGTCTTGTTTTAATTCAACTTTAATTATTTGATCCTTACCAATATTTGTGGAAATTCTATGTTTTTGAGTCATTCTTATAATAAATAGAAACAATGATGTTTTCCATTTTAATATAAGAAAAATTCAGATTAAAATGTAGAGGAATTATATGGTTTAACTCTAACTTTAATATCTTTATTAGGGAATCTTATTTGTGGAATTTGATTAGATTTCATAAAGATTGTCATATCAGATTGTCTAATTTCTTTTGTTGTAGTATCCACATATCCAACAGAAACTTCATTCGTTGAATACTCTCCACCAACTTTTCCAAATACTTTAATTACAATAACACTTACAACACCTGAAAGTGTACCAATCTCTTTAAATAAGTCACCAATAAAAAGTGGGTCACCCATTTTTCTTTTATCTATAGAAAAATATTGTGTGGTAGTTTCGATTACTGAACGAACTATTTCAGTTTCACTTTCATTTCTATCACCGTAAATATCAATTTCAACCGCCAAATCAATAACTTCACCACTTTCAATTTCTAAATAATCATTAATCATTCGATATTCAGAAAGGTACTCTAAAATATTATTTTTTAGTGTGGTAGATACAACATTAGTTAAACTACCTCTCTCATTATATGAGATGAGTTTAATTTTAACCTTATTATCTTCTTCCATAACATTAACCTTGGCAGGTGCACCAAAGGTGGATGGCATATTCTCAATTAGTGATTTGTAGTCATTTAAAGTTACCGCTCTATTTTGTGCTGCAAAATTATAAGATACCATGTTTCTTATTTCCTCTATCGTTGGTTGATCCGCACCACCAATAGCAGGGGTGACATTCGTTACTCTTAGTGATTGAATTACTTGTGTATTAACTGAAGATACTGGACCATTCACAGCAAAATCGACGTTATCAACACTCGTAATGACATTTACACCTAAATTACTATCTCTACCACCACCGATTCTATATTTTATGAACAAAGTAGTGTTAGCTTTAGGTAATGCTCCAAGGGATAAATTATTTAGATATGTTGCTAAGTTTACTTTTAAATCTCCTGTGATATAATTGTCCAAATTGTCAAGTGGATTTACAGTTCCCGAACCAAAAGTTAAATGAAAAAATCCTTCGGGTGTAAATTCACTAATGAATTTGTTATTAACATTCACATATGTACCGGATTTAAAATTATCTCTATCAGATACTCTTGTAGAATCCGGTATAAACACCTTATCTTGAATAAGTGATTTTACCTCATACCATTTGTTTGTGGGTGAATTGAATTCTCCAATTGTAGGATTTGCACCAAAAGTTGTTCCATCTTTATGTATAACAGATGTTACTCCTAATACATTTTGTTCGGGTAAGAAAATTTTCAAGAATGGTCGTTGTTCCAAATCGGTAATTACCTTCCTGAAAACTCGAGTAACACCATTTACAACTGCCTCTCTTTTGGTAATTGTATATGATAATAATTTACGATTATTATCGAAATTTGGAATTTTTAATCTATTTGGTTCCCCCTTACTATTAAAAGGATTTGAGAAATCGATATCCTCAACAGTTTCAAAAATTTGTCCACCTCCAGATACTTGTGCACCAGCTCTAAGTAAACCAAGATATTCAGTTTTTTCTGAGTCTCCACTTACAGGAACGTTTATTGAAAAGTCACATAATGCAACTGAAGGTCTATTACCCGGTATTCTTAAACCATATGTTTTTGCAATATGATATAACGATTGTCTTTGTTGGGCAAAATCCAAAATAGTTTCTTGCCATACTCTATCAATATGAAAATGTAAGTTATCTGCAACCGCAGCATTCAAATCTAATAATACTGAGAATATTGACGCATCATTAGTGTTTTTAACTAAATCAGGATAATAACTTTTGGTCATATTAACCAACTCTTCCCTTAGTCCCGCAAAATCTCTGGTTGCGTATGATATTTTCTTTGACATATTATATATTGATAATTATAAAATCCGAAGATGAAAATGCTCCGTTATTAACCGTATAATCTATTTTTACTTTGGCTGTGTATGGTTTTGAACTAAACTCGGAAACTCTAAACAATCTTTCATCTTCATCTTGAGTAAAGGTCCTCTGTTCATCTGGTTCATTTTCCGCGGAATTAATTGATATTGAATTAATATCTAAGTTTGGTATGTATTTTTTAACCCCATCTCGTATTTCTTCTTCAATTAGGTTGAAGGTTACCGTATCATTTTGTTCGAAAATATATTCATATATTCTTGTACCAAAATCAGGTAAAAAATAACGAGTACCCCTTCTAGTTAGAAGAAGATGCAAAAGATTCGCTCTAACTTCTCTTTCAGGAGTTTCAGTCATTTTGATATAATCACCTTTATTACTATCTCTAAACGGATAGTCAATACCATACTTTACTGCCATATCAATAAATATAAACTATTATAAAATGGTAATAAATAAAAAAATCACGACACAATCGTGCCGTGATAATAAAAGTATTGTGAATATATTACTTATCCTTCACATGATACACAATTTGCATCAGTTGCCTTAGCGGCAATATCACCTCTCAATACAGACTCAGTCCTCATATAATATAGTGTTTTGACACCTTGTTTCCATGCCTCCATATGAACCAAGTTTATGAATTTTGGATCCGCGGTTGCAGGGAATGCTAAATTTAGAGAAACCGCTTGGTCAATATATTGTTGTCTAACACCTGCCTGTCTAACCAAATCTAATTGATTGATTTCTTTGAAGGTTTTAAATACTTCTTTAACAGAGCTCATTTTAAATGATTCATCTTCTTTGACTTCAGAACATTGAATCACTTTACCGTCAACGAAACACCATTCATCCAAGAAATCGAGTCCTTGAATTGAACCACCGTCAGCCAAAATTTGGTCCCACACTTCTTTTGTGTTTTTACCAATTTTACGTAAAACTTTTTCCAATTCAGGATTTTTACGAATAAATGTTCCCTTAGCAGTTTGTTCGGTGAACACGTTTGCAGCCCATGGTTCAATACCACTACTAACATTTCCACTCAACTTTGAATTTGATACAGTTGGTGCAACCGCTCTTAAATGTGTGTTTCTGAATCCACTTTCCTTACACCATAATGGTTCTCCATATTCGGAAGCCAAATCTCTACTCGCTCTTTCAGATTCAATTTTCATTTGTGAGAAAATTTTACGAGTTTCAAATTGTGCGGTTAATCCTTCAAACGGAATACCTTTTTGTTGTAAGTATGTGTGCCATCCCAATACACCCAAACCTAAAGCTCGACCTCTTTCAGCAGAACGAACAGAGTTTTCAAACCCTCTCATATTTTTTGCCTTTTGTAAGAATTCTTCCAACACTCCGTCCAAAAAGATTGTAGAGGTATAAATTAAATCCGTGTCTTTCCACTCATCGTATTTCGCCAAATTAAGTGAACTTAGACAACAAACAAATGAATGTGATTCATCAGTATGGAGAACAATTTCAGAACAGATGTTTGTCATATGAACCTTTAAACCATTCTTTTTGTACATCTCAGGATTGTGTTTATTCACGTTTCCTTTGTAC